TCTTTCGAGACGGGCCTTTCGACTCGGGTGGGCTGTTCGGACTTCGCTTGGGAGGACTTCGCGGCCTTGGTCGTGTCGCACTTCCCACCACCTGCTCGGACGAGCGTGGACTTGTCCGGCGTTCCCGGAGTCCTGTGGAGTCCGGGAGCGTGAGCGATGCCGAAGAAGGAGGCGGTCAACTACAGCCAGGACTTCGGCGCTCCCTTCCAGGATCACATCCTGGCGGTGATGTGCCGCGTGCCGGGATTCTGCATCCGGTACCGCACGGCACTCGACCACACGTTCTTCGTCTCTGACGCGAACCGGATCATCGCACGCGCGCTCCTCGCGCACATCGACGAAGAGCGTCGCCTCCCGACGCACCCGACTCTGATCGAGGACATCCGCCCGCTCGTCGGGAAGGACGACTTCGCTCCTGTCGAGTCGGCGCTCGGCGAGCTGTACGGGCACGACGTTCAGGACGCGCACGCCGTGATGCAGAAGGCGGTGGCCTTCGGCAAGCAGCAGGCACTCGTCAACGCGATCGTCGAAGCAGCCGGACGACTGGATAAGGGCAACCGCGACGTGCGCCCGCTGATCGACGACGCGCTGCTCGTCGGTGAGGATCTCCTGGAGATCGGGATTGACTACCGGGCCGACATCGACGACCGCGCCGTGTGGTACACCGATCCGCAGAAGGTGTTTACCGGCGTCCGCACGGGCATCGAGCACCTGGACGCGGTTCTCGCGGGAGGTCTCGGACGCGGCGAGCTGGGAGTGATCCTGGCACCGCCGAAGCGCGGCAAGAGCACGACGCTCATCAACATCGGCTTCGGTGCGCTGAGCGACGTGTCCGGTCTCAACGTCGCCCACTACTCGCTGGAGATGAACGACCAGAAGGTGACGCAGCGGTACGACGACCGCCTGATGGGGCTGCGCGTGAAGTACAAGCGCAGCGACCCGATACGGTACGTGCAGGAGCTGAAGGCTCGCGCGACGAAGCTCCTCCCTGGCCGCCTCTTCGTGAAGTCGTACCCGACGCGCTCGGCGACGATCTCGACGGTGCGCTCGCACCTCGCACTCCTGGCCTCGCGCGAGTTCTATCCCGACGTCATCATCGTCGACTACGCCGACATCATGAAGCCGGAGCGGCGGCTCGGTGAGATGCGGCACGAGCAGGCGGGGATCTACGAGGACCTGCGCGCGATCGCTGGCGAGTTCGACGCTGCGGTGTGGACGGGCTCGCAGGCGAAGCAGGCCGCGCTGCAGAAGGAGGTCATCACCATCGAGGACTTCGCGGAAGCCTTCGAGAAGGCGGCCATCGTGGACGCGGCCTTCGCCTTTTGCCAGACGGACGACGAACGCATCGACGGTCGTGCGCGTCTGTTTGCTGCCGGGCTACGGGACGTTGAGGACGGCCGGACGATCGAGTGCGACATCCGACGGGATTGCTGCCTGATCTCCTCGACTGGAGTTCTCGACGTGGCGGGTACGCGGATCGGCGGCGACATCGAGGCGCACGCGATGAAGGTCGACGCGGTCAAGGAGTCGGTCGGGCTGACGCGCAAGAAGAAGGTCACGAAGAAGGGCAAGAAGAAGGTCAAGAAGAAGAAGCTCACCCGGCCCAAGAAGGAGCTGGACTTCGAGGGGTGATTCGTGGTCCGCAAGCTCACCAACCTGCTCGCGTACCTCGACGAGCGGATGGGCGCGCACTCGGGGCGCGGACCGGAGTACCAGTTCAACTGCCCGGCGTGCATCGACCGCATCGGGACGGAGAGCCGAGGACGCAAGCTCGGGATCAACGTGCAGAAGCGCGTCGGCGGATGCTTCCGCTGTGGCTTCGCCTTCGGTAGCTTCGGACAGCTCTTTCGCTACCTCAACGGTGGCTTCGTGCGGATGGAGGAGCTGGCTCTCCTCCGCGACGAGACGACGCCCCCGCGCACGAGCGTCGCGCGTGCGGTGCGCGAGGTCTTCGCTCCGCCTGAGCCACTCCCGGATCTGAAGCCGCGCGAGCTGCCGCTGCCGTGCCTGATCCTCGCGGACGCGGAGAAGAAGACGTTGAAGGCCCCGAGCCTCCGTCCGGGCTTGGAGTACCTGGAGGATCGAGGCGTGCCCTGGGAGTTCGTCGAACGCTTCCAGATCGGGTACTGCACGCAGGGGCGGTATCGGAACCGGCTCGTGTTCCCGGTGATCCAGGAGAACGCGCAGGTGTACTTCACGACGCGCCTGTGCGACGACCCGGACGACGAACGCATCCCGAAGTCGCTCAACGAGCCGAACGAGGAAGGCTTCCACCAACGCGGGACGTGTCTGCTCAACTACGACAACTGCCTCGGCGTCGAACGCATCGCGGTGGTCGAGGGACCGTTCGACATGATGGCCTTCGAGCACGCGGTCGCGCTGCTCGGGAAGTTCGCCTCACCGGAGCAGGTCAGGCTGTTCGCGCACCTGCGCGCGGCGGGACTGCAGGAGGTCGTGATCGCACTCGACCACATGGCGGGGAAGGAGATCGACGCGCTGTACTCTGCGCTGCTCCCTGTCGTGCCGGAGGTGACGGTGCTCGGACTCGACCAGGGCGACCCGTGGGAACGTCGGGACGAGCTGGAGATGCTGCTCGAAGGACGCGGCGTCCCGTCCACCGCCGATCGCATTCGTCAACGACTGGGACGCTGACACGAAGAAAGCCCGGCCGCCGCGTCGGGCGACCGGGCTCGGGATGAGATTGAGGTCCGGCTACTTGGCAGCCAGGGCCTCCGCGACGGCCGCAGCGACGGCCGCGTTGATGGCCGCCAGCGTGGCGTCGTTCAGGCTACCCGCCTCGATGACCTCCTCCTGGGCGACCGCTTCGGACGGCTCCAGGTTCCAGTGGTGATCCATTGCGATGTCGGTGTGACGCATGGCCTGCTTGCCGACCATGTTCGCGGTCTCGACGGCGTTCTGGAGCGCCTGGGTGGCGATCGTCAGTGGCCCCCGGGGCGTCAGGAGGTCGTCCCGGGGGCCGTCGTCTAGGAAGACGAGAGGAGGTTCTCTCAGCTCCTCACAACCATGCGGGGTCGCTTCAGTCCCCCGTAGGTATCCTCACAGTACCACCGATCCCGGGGAAAGCAAAAAGAGGGGCTTGCGGCCCCGGGGCGGCCGAGGTAGGACGGTTCCCTTGTCTCTCGGCCCCCGCTGGGGTGGGCCTGGACCGGCGGCCCCGCAGAGCCGTCGGTCCCCTATTTTGGGAATCTGACCCCCCGCGCCCCCGATGACCCGGACGCCCCAGGATCGCCTACGCCTGTACGTGGGCACGCTCGTCACGCTTTTGGCGATCGCGTGCTTCCTCGCCGCACGTTCGTGTTGATAGGCTGCCTCCTTGGCCTCTTTCCCAAGGAGAACATTGCCATGCAACTACGCGAAGTGCGGGAGGCGCTCGACGAGATCGCTGCGGATGCGGACTCGATCGGCGTGTCGGCCCGAAGTCTGAAGAAGCTCATCAGGGGCCGTCGTCCAGGCGGCCACGAGGAAGACCCCGAGACTGACCCCGATCCGGAAACGGAGCCTGCTCGCGGCGAGGAGGGCGAAGTCGATCGCGGAAGCGACACGGGGGACGGGAGAGGCGGAGTCGGCCGCACGGATCGCGGTCTCATCGTCGACTACGAAGTCGAACCGCTCGGGGAGGTGACGGAGATCCGCCCGCGTGGCGGCTGCAAGTTCCCGCGCGTCGACCAGGAGATCCTGATCGCCGGACGCGGTCCGATCACCGTCACGCCGGAGATTCGCACGCGGATGATCCGGTGGGCTCGCAAGCACCGCCGTTGCGTCCCGTGGCGACCGTACGACCCGCCCGGCGGCGGAAACTCCGGCTTCGAGCCTCCGCCGGAGGTGTCGATCGGTACTCCGACCATCGAGATCGAGCCGACCGGCGACGGCCCCGGCGACTGGAAGATCACGATGCTGGAGACGGGACAGGTCATCAGCACCTACGGCCAGTGGCACCTGCCGCTCGTGTACCCCGAGGCCGAGGCGATTCGACGTGCTCGCCCGGGTGACGTGATCCTGCTCAAAGGCGACCGCCCGTATCCCGGCTGCTCGATCGGCGGGGGTTCGCTCGGCAAGCAGTTCACGGCGACGTGGAACGACTCGGACGTGATCCGCGACGTCGCGCTGCTCGGCGAAGGCAAGGACACGACTCGCGTTCACGGCGGGTACAGCTTCTGGGGCAACCTGGGCGGAGTCGACGGCTTCCGCCTGGAGGGTCTCGGGATCTTCAACAACCAGCACGCATACGCGCCCTTGATGACCGCGATGAACAACGTCGTCGGACTCATCACCGGGTACGACCTGCACCTGGGTGTGCAGTCGCGGAACGGGTACGGCGGCTACGGGATGAAGTGGGCGTGTCGCGCGCACGGACCCGCGCAGTGGGACCTCCGCCGCGTCACCTTCGAGCCCGCGCAGGAGCACTCGTTCTATGGCGACAACTTCCAGGGCGACTCCGTCTTCGTCGACCTGGAGGTGCTCCCGTATGCGGACGGCCTCTCGAACGGACGGACGTTCCTGCAGATGACCAACCGGCAGCAGTCCGGTCCCAGCCAGTTCGGCGACATCCTCGTGCTGCGCTGCATCGCACGCGGCATCCACGAGGGTTCCGGCGGCGGCTCGGACTTCACGCTGGTCGGCTGCAGGGGACTCGCCGCGTTCGTCGACTGCGAGAGCCACGGTGCGCAGCACGGACAGCTCCGCTCGAACGGCGCGATCGTCGCCTGGACCGACAAGGGTCACGGCGCGTACCTGACGCCGACCGGCTACAGCCATCGGCACGTCATCGTCTCGGGCTTCAAGTGCGACCACCCCAACGCGAACCGCAACCATGCGGCCTTCTCCGGCGTCGAGAAGCTGGAGATCCTGGACGGCTTCGAGATCAAGGGAAATCGCACCGCGATCTGTCTCGACACGCCGTGGGGTGGCGGCATCGACAACGGCACGGTCGAGATCGAACGCGAGACGGCGGGTGCTCCGCTCTCCGGCCACTCGGGCTTCCAGTCCGGTGTGAAGATGTCGAAGGGCACTCGCAACCTCACGAACCCGGAGATCGACGCCTACGGCATCGAACCCAATCCCTGAGCGGGACTTTTTTGGGTCATCCTTGACCTGCGCAGGCCACCTCGGAAACATACCGGGGTGGCCTGCCTGCTTGTCTGCTCATGACTCGGAAGACGCGACTCCCTCAATGCTTCGGAACACCGGAACGCTGCGAAGAGTGCTCTAGCTGTGACGTTCGCGTCGCGTGCTGGGACTCGTATGCGGCTACCCACCGAGTGTTCCTTTTGCCGTTCGATCGCCTCGCGCCACCACGTCCGAAGCAGCACGGGTCCCCGTTCGTAGAAGAGTACGAGCAACCCTGGCGCAGACGTGAGTCGGCAGAGGTCGTCGGGTGAGCGGTATCAAAGCTCGACTGCGGTCTGCCAGTGGCAGCCTGCCAACGGCACGGCCCTTCGTGGAGCCGGGCACGGTCGAGCCGAAGTCCGGTTGCTTTTGGTGCTCGCTCCTGCCGTGGAGTGCTGACTTCCCCGACTGTCTAGGCGGCGGGGAGTATCACCGCACCGCCGACAAGATTCTGGCGAAGGAGCCGGACGGACACACGGTCGTTTCGCGCTGCGTCTCGGAGGAATGGACGGAGTGCGACGTACTCTTCGTTGGGGAAGCACCGGGCGCGGACGAAGACCGGAAGGCGACGCCCTTCGTTGGACGATCGGGGACGCTGCTACGGAACTCGATCGAGTCCTTCATGGACGGCGAGTGGCGCGTGGGAATCACGAACCTCGTGCGCTGCCGACCGCCGAGGAATCGGAACCCCAACAAGACCGAGATCAAGTCCTGCTCGCCGGAGCTGATACGCGAGATCGCCGCACGGAAGCCGCGCCTGATCGTCGCGCTCGGGAACGGGAGCCTGGAGTTCCTGGCCGGGCAGACGGGGATCACCTCTTTCACCGGGAAGCTGCTCGACTGCGTTCGACCCGAGTTCCCGGACCTGCGCGTGCTCGGTTGCCTGCACCCGGCGTACATCCTCCGCTTCGATCACGAGCTGGACCGCTTCGCCGAGGCGCTGCGCACCGCTGACGCCTTCCTGAAGGGCGAGCACGAGGAGCTGCTCGGGCTCGGGGAGTATTTCACCCTCACCGAGCTGGACGATGTCCTGGCGCTGCTACAGGCGTTCAGGGAGAACGGCCGCCCGGTGTACTTCGACACGGAGACGGGCGCTCTCGATTGGTGGCAGGACCAATTCCCCCCGCTCGCGTGCTTCAGCTTCTCGGACGAGGAGGGGTATGGCTTCACCGTCCCGTTCGACCACCCGGACTCGCCGTGGCGCATCGGCGGGGAGAAGGAGCACGAGCGGCCCGCGCTGATCGCGGCCCTGGCGGAGTTCTTCGCTGACCCCGAGATCGACAAACGCGCGCAGAACAGCAAGTTCGACGCGAAGCACATCCGCGCTGCGCTCAAGGTCGAGGTCCTCAACGTGCGCGACACGATGACGACGCACCTGACCCTCGACGAGAAGCGCGGCACCCACGGGCTGAAGACGCTCGCGTATGCCTACACCGGCATGGGCGGGTACGAGAAGCCGTTGGAGGACTGGATCGCTGCGCACGCGGACTGCGACCCGGATCGCGGCGGCTCGTACTCCAACATCCCGGGCGAGCTGATCTTCAGGTACGCGGGGATGGACGCAGACTGCACCTGCCGCGTCGACCGCGCGATGCGCGAGTCACCCGAGTTCACGGAGAAGTGTGAGCTGCTCGCGGACTCGTTCCTGCCCGCCCTCTCCGACGTTCTCGCGGATATGGAGTTCCAGGGTGCGAAGGTCGACCAGGAGGTCGCTGCCGACTTGGAGGAGCACTTCCAGGGCGAGCAGGACGCGGCAGCGACGGCGATCCAGGAGTTGCCGACGGTCCGGAAGTTCATCAAGGCCCGCGAGGCGGCTGGGAAGGGCGACTCATTCAACCCCGGCAGCACGCCGCAGCTTCAAGTCGTCCTGTTCGACCGAGGCTACTACGGCGAGCAGCCCGTCCATCTGACGAAGGGCGGGCTCGATCGTTTGGGGCTCAGGTACAAGCGGTGGAAGACTGCGCACACGAAGAAGCGCAAGGGCAAGCCGCCCGAGTTCATGGACGTGGTGCGCGACGCGGTGGAGAAGGCGGAGTGGCAGCACTTCTCGACCGACGCCGAGGTGCTGCAGGAGCTGGACCGTCGCGGGAACGAGCTGGCGAGCACGATCCTGGAGTACCGCGCTGCGCAGACGCTCCTCGGGACCTTCGTGCGCCCGTTGTCCGAGCGCCTCGATCCCTTCGGCCTGCTCCACGGCGAGTTCCTCCTGCACGGCACCGTGACCGGACGGCTCGCGTCGGCGAACCCCAACCTGCAGAACATCCCGAACAAGGACGGCGGGCGCGTGAAGCGCGCATACGTCTCGCGCTTCGGGGACGAGGGCCTGATCCTTCAGGCCGACTACAGCCAGATCGAGCTGCGCGTTGCGGCCTCGGTCTTCAAAGAGCCCAGCATGATCCGCGCGTACAAGGCGGGCGCGGACGTTCACACGCAGACGGCGATCGACGTGAGCGGGCTCGGCAAGGAGGGGTACGAGGCGCTGGACCCGAAGGACCAGAAGGCGTGGCGCACACGCTCCAAGCGGGTGAACTTCGGGATCCTGTACGGCGGTGGTCCTCCGGCGCTCGTCAACACGCTCAAGAAGGACGGCGTCTTCCTCACCGTCGAGGAAGCGCAGAAGCTCATCGAGCGGTACTTCAAGGTTCGCCCGGCGCTGCGGACGGGGATCGCCAAGCTGGAGCGGCACGTCAAGCGCGTGGGCTTCCTGGAGACCTTCACCGGACGACGCCGCCGTGTGCCCGAGGTGCGCTCCGTCGACGACCAGATCGTCTCCCGTGCGCTACGGCAGGCGATCAACTTCCCGATCCAGTCCACCGCGTCGGACATGACGCTCATGTCCCTCGTGCTGATCTGGCGGGAGATGCGGAAGCGCGGCCTGCGCTCCAAGATCATCCTCACCGTCCACGACTCGATCATCTTCGACTGCCATGTCGACGAGTTCATCGAGGTGGCGACGCTGGCGAGGGGGATCATGGAGAACCTGCCGCAGCTCTCCGACGAAGTGCTGCCGGGCCTCGACTGGTCCTGGCTGCAGGTGCCGATCATCGCCGACTGTGAGGTCGGCTCGACGTGGGGGACGCTCGTCGGCCTCGACCTCGATCACCTTGACATCGACGAGCTGTGGGAGCGCATGGCGGAGGCGGCATGACGCTCTGTCCAGAGCCCGAGCGCATTCCGATCTGGCGGGTACGAGCCCGTTGGAGGCGGTGGCGGCTACGGCGCAAGGCGCGGCGTCAGCTCGCGGACGGGTTCCGCGAGTTCCAGATGCCGATTATCCAGGCCCCGAGTCCGGGGAATCTCATCGAGGACCTGATCCCGCTTCAGCCGATGCAGGGGCCGACCGCCACGCAGTTGCGTTGGAAGGTCACGCACGCTCCGCGTCGACGTTGGTGGGTTCGGGCGGCGAGACGCATCCGTCGGTGGGTGCTCGAATAGGAGGCGTGATGGAGTCCGTGTACCTGCAGGGGTCCGAGGACGTGCGACGCGCGGCGAGCACGATCTCGTCGGCGGCGGAGCAGATCGACAGAGCGGCGCAGACCATCTCGGGCGAGGTGCAGCGTCTGGAGCACATCCTGGAGGAGAAGCTGCAGCGGTTCGAGGCTGCGGTGGAGAAGCTGACCGACTCGAAGTGACCGACAAGGAGCTGTGGAAGCCCATCCCCGGATTCGCGGGACGCTACGAGGCGTCCTCGCTCGGCCGCGTTCGCTCTGTCGACCGCACGGAGATGGTGCGTTCGAGGAGCGGGAAGGTCGCGCCGCGTCGGTACAAGGGGCGCGTCCTGAAGCAGTCGCGTCGCGGGTACCGGGGGCTCTATCCGTACGTGAACCTGCGCGCGGAAGGGAAGCAGACTTCGATGTCGGTGCATCTCGCGGTGCTCCTCGCGCACGTTGGGCCGCCGCCCTTCGTGGGTGCGGAGGTGCTGCACGGTCCGAACCACGACCCGGAGGACAACCGCGTGTGTAACCTGCGCTGGGGGACGCACGAGGAGAACAACCTCGACCGGAACCGCGTCCAGGGCTACTGCGGGTACGACCCGGAGGAGTGGCTGCGAGTAGAGGCCGAGGTCGACGCGCAAGCGAAACGCGAGGGGTGGGATGGACTCCCCTCGCACAAACCTGATCCCTTCCTGACCGGGGAGACGCCTTTCTGATGGCGAAGAAGGTCAGACGGAAGAAGCGCATCGAGCACGGCGAGAACCACCTCGCGGGCATCGAGGCGATCAAGGTCGTGCTGGAGGACGGGCGAACCGTCAAGGCGCGAATGGCGGACGAGCTGGCGATCAGCGATGACCCGGACATCCTGCGGAAGCAGGCCCGGACCGCGCCTGCCCGTCTCGCGTTTTGGTCGTACCAGACGGAGCGTGCGCTGCACGCGCTGAGGGTCGGAGAGCGGGTCGTGGCGACGCAAGAAGGCGAGGCGTACGTCCTCCAGAGGCGCTACATCGACGAGCACACCACCGACGTTCCCACGGAGGCCAATATCCGGGCGCGGCTGGACATCCTCCCGGAGCTGAATTCCGAGAAAGAGAGGCTGGACCGACTGCGCAGGCAGTATGCTGTGCTGCGGTCGCTACGGGATGCCCTGGACCACAGGGCACGCATCCTGCAGCGGCTGCTCGCGCCGAAGCAGTGGGCACCTAGCGGCTGAGCCGCACCACCGCCCCGACGAAGGCGCAATCCGAAACCTGAAAACCAAGACGAGCTGAGGACTGATTGACATGCCGAAAATCTCCCAGGCCATGCGGGACAAGCTGCTCGGCCAGCAGAAGCGCATGGAACGTGGCGGGCTGAGGATCAACAACAAGACCTTCAGCAAGATGCAGATTCGCATCCTGCCGCCGCCCGAGGACGAGCTGCCGGGGATCGAGTACCCGGCGATGTTCAGCAAGCCGCTCAACAAGGGCACGACTTCGCCCCGAGCGTTCGGCCTTCCCTGCCCGGTGTTCGACTACCTCGATCGCCTGTACCGGGAGGGCAGCAAGGAGGACAAGGACTTCGCCAAGTCCTTCGTCCGTCGCTCCGTGGAATACTGGATCCCGGTGATCGACCGCGCCGAAGAAGGGACGGCCGAGACGCCGAACGTCCGGATCCTGCGGGGCAAGCACTCCGTGTACCAAGCCGTCGTCAAGATGATGCTCGACGACGACGTGGGCGAGGACATCACCGATCCCCTGGAGGGTCGGGATCTCCTCGTCAAGAAGACGGGCGCCCAACTCGACACGGTTTGGGACGTCCACAAGCTCGACCCCTGTCCGATCTCGGAAGACGACGAGCTGGCCGAAGCGTGGGTCGACCTCGCGGGCCGCTTCTCGGTGCGCGACCACTTCTTCGCCGTGGATCTGGAGGCTCTGCTCGCCATCTATGAAGGGCTGACGGGCGAGACCAAGTTCCCCGCGCGCTACAAGAAGATGGTCGAGGCCGTGAAGGCTGGCGATCTCGGAACCTCGTCCGACGACGCTGCCGAAGAACCGGCGGCCGAGACCGGGGAGGAAGAGGAGCCCGACCCCGACGCCGAGGCTGAAGAAGGAGAGGAGGAAGCCGAGGAGGACGAGTGGGTCGGCAAGGTCGTGACGTTCAAGGACGACGATGAGAACGAGGTCGTCGGCGAGGTCACTGGCTACGACGACGAAGACGACTCGTGCCTCCTGATCGTTGAGGAGGGTGAGGACCCGGACGAGCCGTGGTGCATCCCGATCAGCGAGTGTGAGGTCGTCGAGGAGGAGGACGAGGAGGAAGAGGAGCCCGAACCGGCTCCTGCCCCCGCGCGCAAGAAGACCTCCAAGAAGAAGACGGCCAAGAAGACCGCGAAGAAGACGGCCAAGAAGACGACCCCTCGCAAGCCGAAGGGTGCGGCAGCCTCGATCAAGAGTCGGGTCTCCGGCAAGGGTAAGTAACCCCTGGGGGTGAGCGATGCCTACGCTGAAACCCGGCGACTCGGTGAGCCTGTCCCGCGAGGGCAAGGTCTTTCTGACGCAGTTCTCCTCGGTCGCTGGCTTCGTGTCCCTGACGCGAGTGGTCGGCGACGACCCCGAGGCGGACATCGAGCAGATGCAGGCCGACCTCGACGTGATGTTCCGCGAGTCCATGCTCCGGAACCTGCAAGCGACGAACGAGTGCTACGACGCACTCGGGTCTGATGGTGACGTAGAAGCCTTGGTTGCGTACCTGGAGGGCTCCAGTGGGTCTCAAGGACAGCCTGCGCGGAAGAAAAAAGTCCGCCGCAAAAAGGGCAAAGCGTAAGACCAAGAAGAAGGTCACCAGGAAGAAGGGTGCCTCCCGCCGGAAGAAGGCGGGGGGCAGCCCCGACTTCACGATGGAGTTGATCGAGGCCGCCGGGTCCGTGAAGGGCGCGGAGGTCTTTCGAGCCGAGGACGCGGAGACGCTGGCGGATGTCGTGGAGTGGATCCCGACGGGCTTCGCTGGCATCGACGAGGTCTTCGGCAACGGCTGGCCTGTCGGACGGGTCAGCGAGGTCTTCGGCGCAGAGGGCTCGGGGAAGTCCGCCCTGACTCACGTTGCGATCCGCGAGTGTCAGCGGATGGGTGGGACAGCGGTGTACCTCGACTATGAGCACGCGCTGGAGAAGAAGACGCTACTGCAGCTTGGCATCGACCCTGAGAAGCTCGTGTACGTCTGTCCGGACCACATGGAGCAAGGGTTCGACGTCGTCTTCAAGATGCTCGACCGGCTGATCGAGAAGCCGCCCGAGCACCCGACGCTGATCGTGTGGGACTCCGTTGGAGCGTCCCCCGCGAAGGTGGAGGTCGATGAGAAGTCCTCGGAGGACTCGCACGTCGCGGCGAAGGCCCGCGTGCTGTCCTCTCAGTGCGGTAAGCTGTTCAAGAAGATCGCTCGCGCCCGCGCGCACGTCATCCTCGTGAATCAGGAGAGGATGAAGCTCGGGGGCTTCGGCGGCTTCGGAGGACCCGAGCTGCAGACGACCGGAGGCAAGGCGGCGAAGTACGCCTTCTCCCTGCGCGTCCGTTGCGTCCGCGTCTCGACCGTCAAGAAGGGCGGCACGTCCGGCCCGGCGTGCGGCTACCTGATCCTGACGACGACGAAGAAGAACAAGTGCGCGCCGCCGCATCAGAAGGCGACGTGGTACTTGGACTTCAAGCACGGCCCCTCGCCGATCCTGACGGTCTGGCACGTCCTCAAGGACGCGAACCGGATCCGATCGACGGGCGGGGGGAAGTACACCGGATCCTGGGCCGGGGGCCGGAAGTTCGAGAAGGGCGACGCCTGGATCGCGCTGTGGGAGGAGGACCCGGAGTTCCGGGAGGCCGCCCAGGGCGCGTATTTGGAGGTCGTCAAGGCCG